AGGCTATCTCGGTTCCCGAGCGTGGATGGAAATCCCGCGGGGTAACGAAGAATGATCCTGAGCTCGTGGCGGCCGTTGAGGTTTGCCGTTCACTTGCCTTTTCCTCATTACGAAAAGACAAACGGATTGGTAAGGCCCTTGAAGGGGACGTTATGGCTGCTCTCCTGTCCATGGGGGAAGAGGACGTTGTGCCTCTCCCGGCAATCGGTTTGGCGGCTGACATGTCTGTCGCGACTGACGGCTTGCATTTTGATGCATATAAGACCGTTTGGTGCGCTTACTGTCGTGCTGCCGAAGTTCCCGATGCCGTCCAGGCTATCGGTTGCAGAGCTCTTGGTCCTCAGTTGGTCATGTTCCCTTGGAAGGAACTGATCGAAACTAAGCGTGGTGCCCTTATGGGTCTCCCACTTAGTTGGGCCATGATGTGTCTGCTTAACCTTTGTGCCTGGGACTTTGGACGTACGCGCACCCCGAACCCAGCGACAAGGAACTTATGGAAGATCCCAGCCCCTGTGAGAATCCTTGGGGACGATCTGGCTGGCCTGTGCCACCCACTCGTAGCCGATGGTTACGAAACCATGATCAAAGCGATCGGTGGTTCGTTTAATCCAAAGGCACACTTTCGTAGTGTACGAGGGATGGTATTTGCCGAACGTTGCTGTACTTTGGAGTTTTCTCCTGTACGCAAACGCCAGATGATCTCCCCTAAGGCTCCTGCACCGCGGATCGACCTTGTTGAGGATTTCCCATATCTACAGGATTCCTCTAAGTGGAACTTGCGTTCGATCCCCGCTCCAGTCTACAAAGAGGCACTTTTGAGGCCTCGTGAGTTTTCTTCTATCGGTGTTCCGGCTTCTTGGACAGGAGTTAATTCCCGTTCCAGGTCTGCCCGGTTCACGATCATAGAAGATACCGGAGTCGGGTCGAAAGCCCCACGGCAGCCAAAACGACTGCCCAAGGATCGGTCTTGGAAGGCTTGTCGGGTTGGGCTTACTATTGGCAATCCCTATCAGACCTTTTCCGTTCGTGGGCTTATTGCCCCGAGGATGGCGTCTGATTGGGCTCCTTGGTGGAGCACCTTTGGGGATGCACAGTATTCGGCCCTTAATTCGGCTCCCGATCGGGCTAGTGCCATTTTAGCTGTCTCGCGTTTTACTGCGGGCCGGCTGTTGGCTAATGCTCGAAAAGGGGCCATCCCTATGTACCTCCCGCGCGTGTTTGGAGGCCTTGGATATCTACACTCCAGGGGTTGGGGTCTTCTAGCGAGACAGGCAGCGTCTGCATCTGTTCGGAAAGCGCTAGCCGTGTTGCTCTATGGGCTCAAGTTGGGTGAATCCCCTCCTTGTTCGCCTAAAGCTGCATACACGTGGCTACTTCCCGGTCAGTGGCGTTCGTTAGCAGAGGAGTTTGCCGAGGCTATTATTGCTTCGGACTTTGTTATAACTCCAATGCCTCCAGGCG